CGGTGAGGCTGAGGTGCTGGGCTTCATGTCCAAGCACCTTAACGTCGAGATCGGCCTCGCGTTGCGCTCAGACCGGTGGGCAGGCGCTGACTATTGGGTCGGCGCAGCAGAAAAGAAGCTCACCCTTGATGATGTGATTGCCCGATGCGACGTGATCGACATCGGGATCGATGGCGGTGGCCTGGACGACTTGCTAGGTTTCGCCGCGGTGGGCCGGGATAAACGAACCCGAGACTGGTTGGTTTGGACTCACGCCTGGGCGCATCCCTCCGTGCTCGAGCGAAGAAAGGCAGAAGCCCCTCGATTTCACGACTTTGAGAAAGACGGCGACCTGACCCTGTCAAAGCGAATTGGCGATGACGTGCTTGAGGTGGCGGACCTGGTTGAACAGGTGGAAGAGTCGGGCCTGCTGGACAGGGTCGGCGTCGACCCGGTCGGGATTGGTGCGATTTACGACGCGATGATCGAGCGCGAAATCCCCCCGGAAAAGATTGTTGCCATCAGCCAGGGCTGGAAGCTTGGCGGGGCGATCAAAACGGCGGAACGAAAGCTCGCCGAAGGCGGGATGAAACATGGCGGCCAACCCATGATGGCCTGGTGTGTCAGCAATGCGAAAGTCGAGCCGCGCGCGAACTCCATCCTGATCACCAAGCAAGCCAGTGGCTCGGCCAAGATCGATCCCTTGATGGCCCTATTCAACGCGGTGACCTTGATTTCACTGAACCCCGAAGGCCGGGGCAACGATGACTTCATGGCCGCCATTCGGAATCCGATCATCGTATGAACCCATTACACCTCTTCATTTTCACCGCCCTCTGCGGCTTTGGTTTGTTCGTCGCCGGTATCTATATGCTGCTCGGCCTGGGCTGGTCATTGCTGGCCGGCGCCGGCGCTCTGTTTCTTATCGCGGGCTTTGTGCGCAAGGGGCTGACAGGTGACTAAATCCTTATCGGTCGTAATCGGGCGCGCCGCCCGCAAGCCCAGTGCTTCTTTGGGGGAGTGGTTCGGAAAGTCGATCAAGTTGAGCGACGGCGGTTTCTGGGGCCAGTTCCTTGGAGGGCAGTCGAGCTCCGGTAAAACGGTCACCGTCGACAATGCCATGCAGTTGTCGGCGGTCTGGTCGTGCGTGCGGATTATCTCTACCTCGGTGGCGGGACTTCCACTTGGGGTCTACCGCCGCGAGGTGGATGGTGGAAGAAGTGACGCTCGCGACTTTTCGATTTACGACGTCATCCACACCAGCCCGAACGAAGACATGACAGCCTTTCAGTTCTGGCAGGCGATGGTCGCTGCCATGTTGCTCCGCGGGAATGCATTCGCAGAAATCCTGCGGATCGGCGGGCGAATCATCGCCCTGGATTTTCTGCTGCCCTCCCGCGTAGACCTTGAGCTCGATAGCGATGGCCGTATTGAGTATTGGTATCGACCGAAAAAAGGCGCCCGGCGCAAGATCGAACGCCAAGACATGCTGCACATTCCGGCCTTTAGCCTGGATGGCCGGGTGGGCCTCTCGGCCATTCGCTACGGCGCGGACGTGTTCGGCGCTGCGATGTCGGCGGATGACGCTGCCAATGGCACGTTTAAGAATGGCTTGCTGCCTGCCGTGGCCTTCAAAGTCGATCGGGTGCTGAAGCCCGAGCAGCGCGAAGAGTTTCGTGATTATGTGAAGCAGGTGTCGGGCGCGCTCAACGCCGGTCGTTCGCCGGTGCTCGAGCAGGGCATCACGCCAGAGTCGATCGGCATCAATCCGGTCGATGCTCAGTTGTTGGAGTCCCGGGCGTACAGCATTGAGGAGGTTTGTCGCTGGTTTGGTGTGCCTCCTTGGATGGTCGGCAAGACAGACGCCGGTAGCAATTGGGGAACGGGCCTTGAACAACAGATGATCGCGTTCCTCACATTCAGCATCAGTTCGATCACCAACCAAATTCAGCAGTGCGTGAACAAGCGCTTGCTGACGGCCGTTGAGCGCCGAACCTACTACGCCGAGTTCGCCCTTGAAGCCTTCCTCAAAGCCGATAGCGCCGCCCGGGCCGCGCTTTACAGCACGATGGTGCAGAACGGCATCTACACCCGGGACGACTGCCGGGTTAAGGAGAACCTGCCCCGCATGGGCGGGAACGCCGGGGTGCTCACCGTACAGACCAACCTCACCCCGATTGATCAGTTGGGGAAAACAACCGACGGGCAAGCCGCACAGGCTGCTTTGAAAAGCTGGCTTGGCCAGGATCAGGAGTAACCATGGCGCTGAATATCAAAGCCAGCGGCTTTCGCTGCGAGCTGAGCCCCCGTGCGCTCGAAATGTGGAATCCGGATATCCGTGCTGCCACGGAAACCGGGACTGACACCATCACCATGTACGGGATCATTGGCGAGGATTGGTGGGGAGAGGGCGTCACAGTGAAGCGTGTGGATGCCGCGTTGCGCACCATCGGCGACAAGCCCGTCACCGTGTACATCAACTCGCCAGGCGGCGACATGTTTGAAGGCATCGCCATTTATAACCGGCTGCGCGAGCACTCCCAGCAGGTCACCACCAAGGTACTGGGCCTGGCAGCCTCAGCGGCATCCGTCATCGCCATGGCCGGTGAAAAGCGCGAGGTGGCCAAAACCGCCTTTTTGATGATCCACAATTGCTGGACCTACTTCGCCGGGAATCGACACGCGATCCGTGAGCTGGCCGACACTATGGAGGAGTTCGACCGCGCCATGATCGGCCTGTATGCCGACACCAGTGGTCAAGATGAGAAGACCGTCGAATCGATGCTGGATGCGGAGACCTACATGGGTGGGGCTACCGCCATGGAGAAGGGCTTCGCCACCGGCCTCATATCCGCCGATGAAGTGAAGGAAGCCACCGAACAGGAGCAGAACCAGGCGCACGCCGCTCGCCGTTTGGACGCCGCCCTCGCCAAGTCCGGAATGCCCCGCACCGAAAGACGCAAACTGCTTTCCGAAATCAAGACCGGTACGCCTAGCGCTGCCGGTGGCGACAAGCCTTGCGCTGTCGTGCCGGGTACGCCTCGCGCTGCCCTTGATATATCCGCGTTTGAAGAAACCGCAACCCAGGCGTCGGCACTACGGGGCCTCATCCCCGTCCGCTAAACGACTGTCTCAGCAGACCGATTACTAACCGCCCGCGTGGCGGTTTTTTCATTTCTGAAGGAACAAAAAATGCCAGATCTTTCCCAAATCGAAGCATCGCAGAAACAAACCCAAGCCGACCTGAAAGCCGTCGGCGATCAGATCAAGACGTACGCGGAGCGCACCGAAAAGGAAATCAAAGCCTCCGGTGAGATGCAGGCGGAAACCCGCGGCAAGGTGGACGAACTCCTCCTGAAGCAGGGTGAACTGCAAGCCCGTGTGCAGGAAGCCGAGCAGAAACTGGTCAATGCTGGGAAGCAGCATGATCCTGAAGTTCAGCAATCTGCCGGTCAATTGGTGGCGGCCAAGATGCAGGAGGAGGGGGTGGGCAGCTCGTTCCGTGGCTCTCGCCGGGTCGAGGTCCCACGGGCTGCGCTTACCTCGGCGCCTGCTTCGGGTGGCGCACTGGTACCGGCTGAGCGCATTGGCGTCATTCTCGCGCCTCAGCGTCGACTGACTATCCGTGATCTGGTCGCCCCTGGTACCACGGGTTCCAACGCGGTCGAGTACGTGCGCGAGACCGGCTTCACCAATAATGCCGCGATCGTCGGCGAGGGGTTGGCCAAGCCTTACAGCGAACTGACCTTTGGCTTGGAAAACGCGAACGTGCGTACGATTGCGCACCTGTTCAAAGGTAGTCGCCAGATCCTCGATGACGCTGCCGCTTTGCAAAGCTACATCGACGCCCGGGCCCGTTACGGTTTGCTGCTGGCTGAGGAAGCGCAGCTGCTTTACGGCAACGGTACCGGGAACAATTTGCACGGCATTATTCCGCAGGCTCAAGCCTACCTGGCGCCGGCCGGCATCGCTGTTGCAGCTGAGCAGCGCATTGACCGCATTCGCCTGGCACTGCTCCAGGCCACGCTGGCCGAATTCCCGTCCACCGGCATCGTGCTCAACCCGATTGACTGGGCCGCCATCGAACTGCTCAAGGATGGCGAGAACCGCTACATCATCGGCAAGCCGCAAGAAGGCACTTCGCCGCGGCTGTGGAATCTGCCTGTCGTTGAAACGCAGGCCATTGTCCAGAACCAGTTCCTGACGGGGGCTTTTAGCCTGGCTGCACAGATCTTCGATCGCATGGGCATCGAAGTGCTCGTGTCGACAGAGAACGACAAAGACTTCGAAAACAACATGGTTACCATCCGTGCTGAGGAGCGACTGGCGTTTGCGGTGTATCGACCTGAAGCGTTTGTGACCGGGCCCTTGATCGCCGCGCCTTAAATTTCACCACTTTAAAGAGAGTCGCCGCTAGGCGGCTCTTTCTCTATCGGAGGCAAGAAAATGGCTCGCTCAACCCAGGAAAAATCCGAATCAACCCCGGCTACCGGAGTTGGCGGTGATACCGTTGAGGGAATAGTCCTCAAGTCTGCTTCTGCGGACGATCAGGCTTCGACGGTTGCTTCAATGGTCGTCAATTCGCCACCTCTCAACCCGCAAGCATCTGATGCTGATGCTGATGCTGACACTGTTTCCTCTGGCAAACAGATGGTGATCTATCCAGTCCGCAGTTACCTGGACGGAAAGGAGATCCGCCAGGCCGGCGGCGCGGGATATGCCTCACCTAAACACGAAGCTCTTTTGTTGATCGCAAAGGGCTTGGCGACTGATACCGATCCCAAGGCCTGATATGAACGCGATTCCAACTGATGAGGCGATGC